AACACCGTGTGCAGTCATGGACATGTTTGATCAGACCACTTCACAGTTTGAAAATATTTGCGGGCTTGGTGCTGACGGTATCGAGAAGCGGGTCTACGGCGGGTGTTCTGGCGCCGAAAAGGGTGACGGCGTCGTCCTTGACGGGTCAAGCGTTCCCGAAGACCTTGGCGACAGCGTTGTGTCCGGGCTGGCTGCAATCATATCAACAACGCCAAGCCTGACCGGGCTGCCAGCATCACAAATACTTAACGCAACGTTAATGCTGGAAGGCGCAAACTTGATGTGCGCTGCATCGGCTGCGAAGATTCTTGTCCGCACAGAATATGCATCAAGGCAAAAATTTCAGGATTCAATCAAAAACTTTTCAGCGGCTATTTCAGACTTGCGGGATCGCTTGTCAGAGTCGGAGTCGACAACAGACCTTTATCAGGCCGCTGAAGATTTGCGTGTCGGGTTTTTTAACGCGGCACAAAGCAGGCTGGCATCAATGAATATGCAGGTTGAATACACAGTACCGCGCGGCATCACAACAACAACGCTTGTGCTTGCATACAATCGCTATCAGGACATAGACCGAGCTGGCGAAATACAAACGATCAACAAGAACGTCAGGCACCCGGGATTCCTGCCGCAAAATGAAAGGATGTTCATAAACAATGTCTGATCCTCTTGTGATAAAAATTGACGACGAGCATTGGGATGGTGTTTCGGAAGCCATGATCAGCTTATCGGTCGAGAACATTTCAGGCGTATTCTCCTTGACGTTCCCGCAATTTGTAGATGAATCGGCTTTTAAAAAGATTGTGAGCGCTGGCTCTACTGCAAAAATTACAATTGGCGGCGTCGGGGTCATTGACGGCTATGTGGATGTCATTAGAGTTATCACCCAAAGTGGGAACAGGCGAGTCGTCATTTCAGGCCGTGATAAGACTGGCGATCTTGTTGATTGTGATTTTGCAGCAACACCGAACGAGTGGAAAAGACAAACCGTGTTAGACATCGTTGGGAATCTTTGCGCCCCGTTTGGCATATCAGTAACCGCTTCGGGGTCAGCTGCTACTGCTGCCGCCACAGTCATTGATACATACAAGGCGACGGAGGGTATTGCCGTTTTCAGTCTGATCTCGCAGCTTTGCGTTGACAATTCGATTATGCCAATAGCAACCGGCAACGGCAAACTCACGCTTGTCCGGGCCGAAGACGCTGTTAAGGCAACCGGTGCATCAATAAATAATCCGGGGAACGTGATTGCATCTGAGTTTGTGGCAGATGATACGAACAGGTACAGCCAGTACACAGCGAAGGGGCAAGGGATCGAGACGCCTGAAAAATCATTGTCGGCGTTTTTGCAAGCGCAGGGAATATTCCCGGACTCGATCATCACAAGGAACAGAACAAAAATAATCTTCCCGGAAAACCCATCTGCCAATGCAAGCTGTCTTGCAAGAGCAAAGTGGGAAGCCAAGTATAGGGCGGGCATGTCAAGGCAGTTCTCCTACACTGTCGGCTCATTCCTGCGAGACGGCAAAAAGCCTTGGCTGATCAATACGCTTGTCCCTGTCAGTGACGAAGGGCTGAAGTACAGCGGCGATCTTTATTGCCATGAAATACTATTCCAGAGAACAGGCGCACAGGACAGAACGATGCTTTCACTTGTCGCCCCGTTTACGTTTTCGGCTGATAGTAAAATTGAAAAAATGGTGGTCGACGCATGAGCCTATACCAAGATGTGCAGCGGATAGTTGGGTCGCTCAGATCAAAAGTCTTTTTACTTGTTGGGCGCGGCACGCTAAAAACAACTAATGCCGCAAAGAACACAGCAAAAGTGCAAGGTGAATTTTTGAAAGATGAAATCATCAGCGACATTGAAAAAATGGAAGACTACGGGTTTTCTTCGTACCCGGAAGATGGTGCACAGATTGTTGCCATTTTTATTGATGGGAACCGCGAGCAGGGTTTGTCAATAAGGACGCACGACAGACGATATAGGCCAACGGATTTGCAGCCCGGAGAAGCCTGCATGTATCATAAAAATGGGTCGCGCATAACAATGAAAGCCGACGGTAGCATCGAGGTCGACAGCACTGTCGGGATAACGCTCAAGACAGGCGACGCATCTGCGTGGCTGCCAAACATTTTGGGGAATTGTGCTTTTACCGGCGCACCGCATGGCGGCCCAATCGCTGGAGTAGCAAAATTGAAAGGCGGCTAACATGCTGAATGCCACTGCTTTGAAAAACGCAATTTTATCTGAAATTGCAAATTTGACCGATGCCGGGACAGCGTTACAAAAACTGGGTACGGCAATTGGCGACTACATTGCATCCAATGCAGTTGTCGCCTTCACATGGGTTGCCGCTAACCCTGTTGGTGGCGCTCCGGATCCGGTTGCGTCTGCCAGCGGCGGCATTACTACCATGACTGTTGCGCTGACTCCGGCCTATGGCGTGGTTGACCACAATGTGGCACAAGCACATCTTGAAACCGAATGCAATGCAGCTCTTTCGCTCGCGTTATATAATATAACAGATGAAGGTTTTTCAACGGCGCCAGTTGTTTTTGGTGTTGTCAACTCTCTTAATCTTACGGTTTCAAAAACATCTGACAGCGATATAGCTATTGGCGAACTGGCTGAGAATATTATTGACTGGATAAAAAGCCAGAAGCCAGTTGCACCTTGTGCCGGGACTCATGGCGTGTTTGTCGGTACAGGCACAGTCTTGTCTATTTCATAAGGGGATAACATGGATGATATACGATTACTTTGGGATAACACGGAAGGCGTTGGAGATATTGCTTTTGTAGCTGGCGACTTCAAAACTGGCAAGCCGATCGAGACGGCTGTTTACCTGTCGCTCTTTTGCGATGCCCGCGCAGATGATAGCTCAGGCGTCGTCGATCCTGATATGCGGCGCGGGTGGTGGGGCGACCTACTCAGGACTGTCACGCATTCAACCGGCTCAAATATCTGGCAGCTTGAACGCGAAAAAATCACGCAATCAATTTTAAACTCAATTAAAAGTTATTGCGAAAACGCATTGCAGTGGATGGTTGATGATGAAATCGTAAACAGATTTGAAGTTACAATCGACAAGAACATTGATGAACCAGAAACACCGATTGTCATTTTATCGGTTATACTTTACAGAGGCGATGCGACTGTGGCCGACATTCGGTACACAGATTTTTGGAATGCGCAAATTGAGGAGGATTGACGATGCCTTTCACAAAACCAACACTTGCGCAGATTCTTGCGCGCATGAAAACAGATTTGCAAGGTAGGATCACTGAGGCTGGGACATGGCTCAAGAATAGCCTCATGGAGATATTCTTGACAACGGTTTCAGGTAGCCATTACCTGATGTATGATTTTTTGGATTGGTGTAAGAATCAGCTTTTTGTCACAACAGCAGAAAGCGAATACCTTGAAATACAAGGCGCTGAATACGGCATCCTGAGAAACTACGGAGCCAAGGCAACCGGCAGCGTTACCATGACGGGCGCAATCGGCACAGTGGTGCCAGCCGGGACAAAATTACAGTCAGCACTCGGCGAACTTTATTCCACGACAGCAGCCGGAACATTTGCAAGCGGGACTATGGTTGTGGCAGTGACAGCGGATCAAGTGGGCAGCGAATACAACCAGCTTGCGGCAGCCACCCTGTCATTCGTTTCCCCGGTTGCCGGAGTCAATACCGATACAACGATTGCAACGGGCGGGATAACCGGCGGCACGGACATCGAAGATGATGACGACTACCGTGAACGCATCCTGACAAGAAAAAAAGAGCCGCCTCATGGCGGTACGGAATCAGACTATGTGACATGGTGCAAAGAAGTCGCCGGTGTCACGCGGGCTTGGTCGTTCCCGCAGCTCTATGGCCCTGGGACAATCGGCGTTGCTTTTGTCCGGGACGGCGACACACCGATCATTCCAACGCCTGCCGATATCGCAACAGTCCGGGCATACATTGTCGGGCATGTTGACCCGGCTACCGGCAAAACGGTTGGCTGCCCTGTCACAGCGGAACCGGGCTTGATCATGATTGACGTTGAACCATTAACAATAGATTTTAATATCAAAACATACCCATTCAACA